CCACGACCTTGACCACAGCCGCATTTCCAGTCTCTTTAACAGAATCCTTCTGCTTACTCAAGTTAGGAACAAAAAGTAAGAGGAGAATACTGATAATGAGAAGCACGACCAGCATTTCAATCAAGGTTACTAAAATTCTTGATTTGAGCATAAAAAAGACTTAATAATACTTAGCCTTTTTTGAAATGGTATAATAAAACAAAAAGGAGAAATCGAGATGGATGTTTGTAAACACACGATAGAGATTTATGATGACAAAACCAAAGATATAGAAACACTGCTTTTTGCCAATACGAACAGCATAGATACAAGTTGCAATTGGCATTACTCTTGGATGGGACCGAGGTTGAAGTATTGCATGCACTGTGGTAAAAAAATTGTTTACGACACTAAGAAATATGAATACGCGGAAGAATAAAAGTTAGGGTTGCCACTCTAGCTTTTTTGTTTGGACAAAAAAACTTGGCAGCATGAGCTACCAAGTGGCATGAAAAAAACAAAAACATTGAACGTTAAAGTCCATATATAGTGTACCTCTATTTAGATTAAATGTCTAATGTTATATCGAGAAGACACAAAAAGGCTAGGGTTGTCCTAGCCTTTTTTATCGGATATTTTCTAAATTATTTTCAATCCATTTGAGACGGTTTTGGCGACCAGACGGAATAGGTTCTTGACCTCTTGAATAATCTTTAAACCGCATTTGAAGCATGTAAGAGCCCCCACCTAGCGAGCTAGATTCTAATGCAATTTCTAAATAAGCACTAGAAATCCAGTTCCCGCTTGCCGTATACATTCTACCGGCACCGCCAATGATGTCTTCATGGCTAGTCTCAAGCCATTTAAGGAGTTGTTGTTTCTTAAATTGGTCATAATAAGTATAGAATGCCATATTCATTTTCAAGGAATTATCCAAATAGTATTTATGCTGAGCCTTGCCAATCATAGCAAGCTCAAAATCGTCAAATAGGCAATCGAGCATGGCGTTCACTCGTGCCGCCCCCATCTTCTCTATAGAGGTGCCCCCGTTTTTGAATTTTTGCCAGTTTGCATCAGTGAATTTGATGCCTGGCAATTTGTAGAAGTCGTTTTCAAATTTGAAATAGCGTCCTACGTACTCTAAAATCAATTCTTTGATATCGTTGTTGATTTCCATTTTTATTTCTCCTTATGCTACTTCCCAGACTTTTTCAGAAATGTAGTAAGTACCGATGTTGGAACCGTCAGCTACCACTTCGATGCCGTAGTAAGCACCTACTTTGTGCATTACTTCGTTGAATTTAACCACTTTAGCAGCGTCTAGCACTTCAACCATTGACCATTTGCCAGATTTACGCATTTTAGCTTCAACTGCTTGGAATTTAGCAAGGCTAGTGTCACTATCTTTGATAGCAGCCCACGCCATTTTCATAGCTCCAGCGATGTATTCAACAGCTTTACCACCGAATTTTTTAGCAGCTTCTTTTGCGATTCCCCAAGCGTTTTTCATAAGTTCTTTTTTCATGGTTCTTACTCCCTTTCTTTATCTTGCATGTATAGTATATATCATACATGATAGTTTGTCAACGCTTTTGATAAAGAAATTTAGTTTTTTTGCAAAATAAAAAACCCCGACTAAAAGCCGGGGGCAGTTCGAGAATTTTCATCGAAAGACGCCAAGTATTCCAATGACTATAGTATCACTTATCACATAGATTGGCAAATATAAAAAAGAGCTATGAGATACCCTCGTAGCTCTTTGCCTATGATGGATATTCATTATAGCACAAAAAATAAAAAAACGCACCAGACCCCGTAGAGTTACTGGCACTTTCCTAGATATATTATACCAAATAAAAAAGCCCCAGCAAAATGCTGAGGCTTCGACCACTACTGCCATGATATCCCTATTGCAGTGTGAGGGGAGGTGATATACTCCTTTTCGTTTTTTAGTTTTCGTGGTCTGGTTTAAGCGAATGAACCGAATGACGTTACACGGCGGCCATTCTCTGATTGTCCGACTGCGACATAGCGACGATTTCCAGACCCGCCAATGTAGCTAATCCAGATATAGCCGTCAACGTCACACCAGCCGTCATAGTTGATAGTTTCACCAGCTCCATAGACTGCCACGATTTCTGCGCCTAGACCGGCACCAGCTCGAACATTAAGAGCTGATACTTCAACCGTAAATGTCCCGGTTTCCTCGTTGATAGTAATTATACCATCAAACGGGGTTGGGGTTGGTGCAGGGGATTGTGGTTGATTGTCTGTTGGGAAATAGAACCAGCCCACAATACCGTCAAAATTGCGTGTATTGTAGCGAGCAGGGCCACCAACGTATAAACTATCAGCGTTGCCGTCAATATTCTGCTCGATGGTTCGCATGGTGTAGCCGTCTGAATCTTCGATAACCAGACCAGTGTGGCCGTAAGGATGGCCGTAGATGTAAATAGTATCCATGACGAATACAGCGCCACGACGTGGACGGCTGTCGAGGTTGCCTTCTTGGTTATACTCAACCTCATAGCCTGCTGCTGCCGCTGAGTTGAGCAAGTCAATAGCGTTTCCCCAAAGAGCTCGACCAAAGAAGTTGATTGAGATAGAGTTAGGCAGGTCAACACACTGTGTTCCCCACGATCCATCTGCATCAGTACCGACACCAGCGTCAGCTAGATTTTCTGCGAATAGAATGATGTCATTATCTGTTGCCATATAGTAGGCCTCCTTAAATTAGTTTCGTCCAACCGCTAGGCACGGCTGGGTTAGTAGTTAAATAGTTGGCATGCCCGAAACATGCCCCGTTGGTATCCATGCCAGAACCTCTAAACGTGAGCTTACCACTGGCGTTAGCGACCAGAAATGGCGCATACCCTTGCTTAGAACTGTACTTAGTGAATGGAATGGTTAGGTTTCCAGCGTAGTCTAGCAAGCTTTCTGGCCATGTTTCTGTCGCTTCATCCTTATCAGTCTCGGTTGAGCTACTGATATATTCATTGACCTTGATTGAGATATCAATAGCATTGCCATAGACGGCCATTTTAGCCGTTACCTTGCCTTTAAATAAGGCTGGCAAGTATTCGTCTGGAATCTTATAGACAGCCATTTCTGGGGCTGATACGGTGCTTGTGGGCACGCCCGTAGTCTCTAGTTTAGAAACTCGGTCAGCAATTGCTTGACGCTTAAACACCCAGTCACGCATGGCTTCTTGCAACCAAGGCGCTGCTGGATTGCCATAGCTCGGATTGTCAACCAGATAGAGATGCCCAACGTGTTCCTTGTCAGCTTTAGCCAATACTTGCTTGTAATTGTCTTTGGTGACATTGTAAATGCAATGCCAGAATTTAGTCGAATTCTCACGCTTGCAATAATCGGGCGTAATCTCACGCTCAAGGTACTTATCCGCTGAGCTTTCAAAATTCATGAAGACGTCAGCACTGTCAAGCAATTCCTCGACCACGTTAGAGCCTGGATTGGCCACGATAGTAGTATCAACGCCCTCGAATTTCTTGAAATACTGATTTAATTCCTTGTATTTCGGAATTAAGCTAGCTTGCTCAGAGTAGCCGTTGATAGTTTCATCGAAAAATATACCGTCAATCAGGTTTGGCATGTCCTGCTTGTATTTGCGGTAACGACCTAGCAAATCGTCCTTATCAAAATTCCCATAGCCCGTTGGGAGATAGATTAGGACACTAGCCCCAACCGCTTTAGCACGTTTGGCTTGCTCGATATGCTCTGGTTGGACTGCACCCCTACCGCTATCAACATTGATGATAACGAAACCGATATTATCCTTGATAGTCACTGCTTGATTCCATTTAGAATCGGCTTTGTGATAATCCGGATACCAGTAAGAGATGGGACTGATTCGACGTTCACCAGCGTTTGGATTGTCGATTTTATTTTTTAACTCTTCAATTTCCTTTGTAGGTAATTGAGATTTTAACACAAATGGGTCTGGCATCCATGCACGTGCTTCTACAACATGAGTCACAAAGTTATCGTATGTTGGAAATAACGAATACGCGGTTTGTGTAGTCAACGATGAAGATTGTTTATCTTTAATTTCTTTAATATCAGCCCCAACCGCTTGAGCAAATTCTGTGAACTTACTCATAGCGCTCACGCTTTCGCAGAATTATATACACTTACAAGGTCTTCTTGCTCGATGGTATCGATACGAGTACCCATCTCAATCATTTTAGTAATGATACCGCTCTCTGTATTGCCACCCGCTGCGGTGATTTTATCAGCGATTTCCTTGAGTGTATCAAGTTCTTCTGGTGCATTACCGATGATGTCAGCTTTCGCTTGCGTGATAGCTTGCGTCAAGCGTTCCTCGCTGACACCAGCCGGCTTGCTGGCAATAGATGCCTTAATCTCCTTGATGTCAGCACCGACTGCCTGGGCGAAATCACGTAATTTACTCATTTATAGTTTCCTTTCTAAATTTTAGCTAGATTGTAGACATTAACGAGGTCTTCAGTCGTATCAGTGCCACTGATTAGCCCAGATTCTCGCAATTCATCAGCTAGTAACTTTAATTTAGGGCTCTTGTCCGATGGAATAGCACTGTCAGCGTTTAGTGAGTTTTTCACTTTAACCTTGAAATTATTAGACGGGAAAATATGCCCATCTAGTTTAATTTCGAGGTAGTAAGTGCCAGTAGCTACCACATTGCCCATCGAGAACGAGAACACCCCATTCTCGACAGCAACGTCTTGATAAACCGCTATTTTGTCTTTCTTAAAAATCGACACCTTGCCAGTGCCCGTTAAATCCATGCGGTTTTCGTCAGCGTCTAAAATCTCAAATGAAAAAAGCGAAGAAACATCTCCGCTCTTTAACACATTACCGCCTTTGAGTTGGCGAATTGAGGTCATGAGTCTAGCCATAGACTAGTCCTCGTAAGGTTTAGTGTATGATAGTGCTCGTTCGCTATCACCAAGCCCTTTTGTTGTTGGATCTGGCAACATATTCAAGGCGTTAACCACTGTCAAACCTACCAAATAAGGGTTTGATAGGAATTTGCCAAACAACCCAAACAGCGCTCCCCAACTTGTGATATCTTCGAATTTGATACCAAAGTAAGCCAAAATTGGCAGTGCCAAAGCTAGTGCAAAACGTGTTACGAATGTGCGGTTTTTGAAACGAATAGTCCAGTTAATTTTCATGTTAGTTCCTCACTTCTAAATTAATGTATTTTTTATAAAGGGCATCAATGTACCCATTGCCACCTAGTTTCTTGTAGCTGGAGTGCATCTTGTGGATCACATCTGAATTATGAACAGTGGTATATCCACGCTCTAATTCTTTGGAAATGTCACGCTCTAAACGTAGGTACATAGTCACCAAATGCGCTTCATCATGCACAGCTAACTTGTCATTTAACTCGTTGATTTTCTCGCCGTTAATTTCTCCTAATTCTTGAACGACTTCAACGGATTGTTGAATGGTGCTTAATTCCCCTTTTAACTCACCAAACTGCTCTTTGTTTAAGTTCGCTGATTTACTAGCTTTCATCCCAAACCAGCCCGTCGCTACCACACCCACTGTTGGGGCAAGGTGAGCGATTAAATCTGAAACATTCAATGAGCGATACCTCTTTTAACTATTCTTTTGTCAATTGAGCCAAAAGCTCGTCGTCTTCAACCATGAGAGCGATTTGTTCCTTCACTTTTGGTTTCAAAACTTTAGGGACTTTTGCGAACGGATAGTATCCAGCAACAATGTTAATTGCAAATAATTTAGCCATCATATCTTTTTCTCTTTCTATTACTTCTTTACTTTTCTTCAATTTCAACGATAGACGTTTCAACCAAGTCTTCATCGGTCAATACCTCTTTCTCATATAGTTTTTGAATAATATTGATCAATGTAAGTTGCGCTGTTCTCGATTGCTCTTGCTGTTTCGTCATTTGCGCTTCCATCTTAGCAATCGTCTCAGCGGCTTTTTTATTTAGAACGTTGTATTCTTTGATTTTTTCATCAAGCTCATTAAACTTCTCGGTCTCAGCACGTTGTGGGAAATTCTCTTGATAGATCACTTCAAGCGCTGCGTTTAACAGCTCGGTATTTGACAAGTCGATTTTCTCGACCGGTAAAAAGACGGGAACGATAGCCCCGTCTGTGTTTTTTAAAATCACCTTGGTGGCGGACGCTGCACCACTTGCATCGTACTCTTGAGATTTTGAAGCGTATTCAAATTTCATAGATTAACCTTTCTGTTTAAATCGTGATTGTTAGTTGTCCGACGTAGAACAATCCATTCTTAGTCTCCAGAGCTGTCAATGTGTTTGTATCTTTATTGAACTGAACGTGTGTGTTGACAGATCCATCAGTTGTCCACGCTGCTGCAACAAACATATAATTCTGTTGTGAAGACAAAACCTCTTTCGGTACAGTTGCAAATGCAATGTTATTCCCGTCTCCAGTAAACTCATATCTAACTGTAAGCACGTCTCCGACACGCTTATAGAAACTCTTATCATAGCCAGCTGGTTTCCATCCAGTGTTGATTAGATTTGTGTTTTCGTTTTTGGCAAACTCTTTCCAAGGCTCCCAGTCGTCAACTTTTTTCGACCATCGGTGATGTCTGAAAAAAAGTTGTCCGTTATTGCCCCAAAAAATCTGGATAGCCTCTTTAAAACCGTCGGTATTCTTCCCATAATTGCTGTAGTGGAATAGGTATCCCCACTGTCCGTTAGGATTGCCCGGTGCCGATTTATCAATGTAGTATTGCCCTGGTTGATCTAACCAATTTGCGTTGGTAACGTTAGGTTTGCCGTCTATCCATTTTGGACTGCCATTGTTGCTAGTCAGCTGGTATTGCTGGATAGGGTTATTATTTGCATAAATATCACCAGCTACATCAAGAGCCCCACGTTCCCGGACCTTGGCAACACCGAGCCCCGATTGGTCATAAGATAGCGCCACGCTCTCAACAGGAACATCAAGTTTAAAACTTGTGTGAGTGAATTTGTCTTCTAAAACCGCCAAAATTTGCCACGACTTATTAGCAGCATATACACCCGCTAAATTAGCAGAGGAATTGACTAGGCTTGAAACGCCAGCCCAATCTCCAGAGGCGGGGCCGGTGTCTGTTGTGTAGGTGTCCTTGCCGTAAGGCGTCACCTTAAAGGTTAATTTCATGGTATTTTTTTGAACACCATTGACAGCCAATGGCGCCACCTTTGCGTTCCTTAGAACTTGCAAAGTGCTTGATGTAGCACCAACCCTTGTCACGTCGAATTTCAGCGATGGTGCGAAATATTCTAGGACGTTGATGTTGACTTCTTTAAAATCGGACCATCGTCCACGGCTGTCTGAAACCCTAGCTCTTACTACTGCTTGCCCAGAATAATTCATTATCCCAAACGAAGCACCATTCGAGTTGATAGACTGGTTCTTACCAGAAATTTCAGCATAGTACCCAGTTATAGTAGAGCCAAAAACTCCCTTGGCACCACTGAAATCAACTCGGAAATTCGACATGATTTGAATGAAATTATTACCGCTCATTATCCGTCGAACTACCTCGTTAGTATCAGTTAGCGTTATTTCAGCCAGCGTTGGTTTAATTTCTTCTGGAACACCAATATTAATAGTAGTTGATTGCGTCCCAACTTTAGCCCCTTGAAAATACGAGTCAACCGAGATAGTACCTTGAACATTAACAGTGTTTGGAAATTTGTTGATTAAATCAAGTGGAATCGTCCAATTTGTTGATGTGTCAACGTTGCTAGCTATTGTCCCAGATGCATCTCCTATTTGATATCTAACCGTGTGTTTAAATAGCGAGTCTTTCCGGTCAATGGTAATTGTCGTTTCTTTCCCAAAAACAGCGTTAGCTACTTTAAAATCGCTAGCTTTTCGAGTGTTCGATAAATAGAAATCGTTCCCGCTTATTTCAAGTGTGTTCGGGCTGTATCCACCGCCACCCGTAAAACGAGCCATAACGCCGAATTGTCCCCTATTATAAGAGGTACGACTAATTGCCACGGTTTCGTCGATTAGCATAATGACAGAGTTTTGACTGGTCATAGTTGGACTTCCAGACCACTCCAAACGACGGCCCCCATCAAAATCAATAAAGGCGCTGCAAGAATAGCCCGTAAACGTCCAACCTGTGTTTAACAATGCTAATCGGAAGCGTGCTCGGCTTGTGTTTGTTGTCGGGTCAATATCAAGTTGGTCAACCCAAAGTCTAAGTCTATAGCCTCTATCATTGTTACTCCAAAATTCAGCCAATTAAAATCCTCCTACATATCGAATGACATTCATGTCTGGGTTAATGTGGTATTGTTCCTCACGATATCGCCCAATTTGAATGGTTTTCGAGAAAATACCATTCTCGATGTGAATGACACCTTGAGAAATGTACATGACTTCAACCCCAGAACTGAACATCGAAATCCGCCCGTTAGGATTAAACATCATGCTTGAGCTGCCGTCGTTTTTACCAATAACCAGACCATCGTTTGACGAGCTCATGTAAGTGTCGATGAAATTCCAGCGCTCAGACAGCTCGCCTAAATTTTTAGCGATGGTAGACACCCGCTGGCTTGCACTAACCAAAGCTTTCTCAGCTGCGGCTCTCTCGGTCTCGTTTGACTTAACAAAATCTTGGTAAGTTTTAATCCAGTTATTCAAAATTTCAGCGCTCGCTTTGGCTTCCATTTCTGCTTGGATAATTCCAGCTCTCTCGTTGAGTGCATTAATCTGTTCTAGCGTCAATGCACTATCCGCCTTGCTGTTTAGTTGTTTCTCTAAATCTTTCGGGGACGCTTGCCATGCTCTATCAGTCGTACCCTCGTAGCAGTCCAACTCAGTGAAGAATAACAACGACTCGCTACCGTTAGCCGTCCCTTTGTTATCAATACGAATGAAACCTTCATCACATTCACCAGAATTAAATGTCAAATGCCACTTAGCGAGTCCGGTAGTTGACGGTGATCCGTTGTGCGATTTGAAATTGACTACTTTAGTGAATGTTTTGCTAGTTTCATCCGACTTACGACCAAGGAAATAGATGTCTACGCCTTTGATGTTTCCAGTGGCAAAAGATTGAATGTTGAATGAATAGTCAGTATTTCGTTTGACTGGAAAACGTAGTGTCGAAGCTGGGACTCCTGATGACGATGTTCTTAGCAGGAACAGCGGTCTAGCGCTGTTGTAGTAAAAACCATGGTTCGAAATGGATAGATTTTCGTTTTTCTGTGGCACTTCCCAGAAACCCCAATTATCAAGATTATCCGGAAAGGCTGAGTTAGTGATTAGATTTTCACCGCCAACCGACACACTGCCAGTCATGTCATTCCACGTATAATCGGCTGGGTTAGTGCTGTCTGCTTGGTTGAAATTAGTACATACGCCTAAATAGCGCTTGTTTCCATTCTGGGTCAAACTGAAACCATCTCGACCATCGGCGCTGTCAGCGTAAGCGAAATGGACGTAAGGTGTTTTTCCGTCCGCCCCAGCTTTTCCGGGAATACCATCTCGCCCATCGCTACCTTTCCACTTGCTCCAGCGGTAATCTTGCGGGTTTTGACTATCGATAGCATTGAAGTCTTGATACATACCGATAAATGGTTTGTTGGTGTCTGTTTGACTAAAACCACCACCGATTGTGTTATCAGCATAAGCAATGTGGGTATACTGTGTTTTACCATCCGTACCCTTAACGCCCGGGATTCCTTGGATTCCTTGTGGGCCTTGCAAGCCTTGTGGGCCTTGCAAGCCTTGTGGACCACGCTCACCTTGCGCTCCACGTTCGCCTTTATCTCCTTTTTCACCCTTTTCGCCGACTTTAGACACCGAATAGCCCGTTTCATTGGTATTATCCGTATAAGTCCAAACCGTCTTGGTCCATAGGTATTGCCCCGCCGGCACATTAGGCACTTGGCTGTTCCAACCAGTCGTTGGAGCAGTTGTTCCCGACGTACCCACTGCGTAAGTAATTGTGGTTTTCTTAATCCCTACGCCATCCTTGCCGGCTATACCATTGTTCCCATCGTTGCCGTCTCTTGCCACGTAGGTTTTCTGATACCCAGTTTCAGAGGTGTCATCGGTGTACGTCCAGACTGTTTTTGTCCAAAGATACTTACCTTTGACTAATGCTGGCGGATTTGCCGTCCAGTTAGTAGGCTGTGCCGTTTCGTTGTCAGATAGCCCGTAAGTGACAGTTGTGTTTTTGATCCCTACCCCATTTTTGCCGGGTAGTCCGTCGTTACCTCTGTCGCCTTTGTCCCCTTTCGGACCTCGTTCGCCATCGACTACCTCGGTGAATGTAACCTCTCCGCTAGCTGCTAATTCATCGTCGAGGTAAGCTTCGACAGTAACTTGCAAGGTGTTCTCGAAATCTGTTGGTTTAACAACTAACTGATTGCCAGTGCCAATGATTGCGTCACCGTTTTTGTAAAACAAAAGTGGTTGGTAAATCTTACCGTTCCTTTCAAGCGATGCTTTTAACACACTTTGACCTACATTGTTCTTAAACGTAGTCCCGTTATCGGTTGAAAGTTTCAACTCGTAAGGGATGGCTTGCTCGGCCAATTTAGCCATGCGAGTCAACAAACTGTCAGATACTTTATTCTGCAACGCTTGGAAATTAGCGAATACCGTTTTGTTTTCAATAGGATTAGAAAAGCTAATTTGTTGTTCACTGACACGGGCTTCAAGCATAAGCATTGGTGAGAAGCCGGTGTCTTGGATTTTAACAGTGTCCCCGATATCGAGGTCGAGGAAACCGTCGACTTCGTAAGTTATGGCTGGGTAGCAGAATTTACGCAAGTTTCTCAGCGCTGTCGAAATCAGCACGTCCTCGCTATCTGTCTCAACTTCCATATCCTTACGAATCCAGTTGTCGTCGTTTTCTTTACCAGTTAGAATAGCTGGGTATAAATCTTTTGAAAGAGGTGCATATAGCACACCGTTGGCAAGATAGAACTCAACTTGTCCTTTATCGTTCTTCCACTCCTGTTTTTTCTTCGGATCGATAGTGACTTCAACCGTGCTGACAGAAGTTTCTTCAACTTCGACCTCTGGAGCTGTGACGTTTGGTGTGCTGCCAGTTTCCGTCCGACCCTCAACAGTTTTTCCCTCTTTCAATTCAGGGGGGTAACATAGCGTTTCAATAGCGCCTAGATAAGCACTAGCTGGATAGCTGTTTTGGACGACATATTGACGGCCTGCATAGTTTTGTTCTAAAACCGTAACGGTGCTGCCATTGTTAGCTACGATAATTGAAACGTGCCCCCAAACTGACGTACCTTGATAGGCATTATATGGCTTGATATTAGCAATAGCTCCAGCTTTCAATTGGTTGGTGTTGCTAGGTCTGACAACGCTCCAGCCAAATCTATCCCATGCGTAGTCGGTACCAATCTTGCCCGCTGCCATACCAGCACCAATCAAACCAGAGATGCCGGTTACACCACCACCGAGCCCTGGGCCACCTAATTTCATGGAATACCAAGCTGCCAATGCGTAACATTGACCACTACCAACTCGACGGCCTTTCAGTCCGTGCATTTCGTTGATGACAGCGATAACTTTATCAGCCTTGACCGTCCTAGTCACTGGCTGGTTAGGTTGGGTGACTTGATTATTTGGTTGTCTCCACAAATCGTCAAGCTTGTCCAGAATGTTTCCATTCGTTCGGTTGATACCGTTTCGAATATCTCGCATAAGAGCGATATAGTGAGCGTATCCAGCGGCAGCATAATCATAAAGAGCTCCACCGATTCGGAAGAGCCCTTTTGTGTATTCTTCGATATTCTGCTTGCCTTTAACGCCATACATTTTACGGCCACCACTTGTCTGCTCTGCTAGCAGATAAGTGTAGTCCTTCATGTAATCGTCAACACTAGCATAGTGCATATACGTCCCGCCCTCGTTAGCGGGCCTAGCGCTACCAGTGGTAACAACAACACCACTAGGGCGAGTTTGAGCACCTCCGGTGATACCGCCCCAGTTGTTGTCTCGTTTGGCTACGTTTGAAGCGCCCCACCAAGACTCAAGATAGAGTTGAGCTAGGACACCAGACGGTAATAGATTGCGCTGAACACATAGATTTAAAATGGTTTGCACCAATGCAGCACTTAACGGGTGTCCTGCATAAGACAAATTGCCCCCAGTATATTTCTTACCGCCACTAGCTGCTTGAGCTGTGGATGGGTTAGAAACTTTTTTCGTACCCTTTTTTGTAACTTCTTTACGACCAACGGGATGGATAGCATTATAGACTTGAGTCTTATCAACGCTACGCTTGATGCCAGTTATGTTCTTCCCATATTTGAGAACGATATCGGAACGCTTGCGTCCAACACCTTGATTTTTTCCGCCGTGTGCTTTATAGACGTTTAGAATGAATTTATCTAACTGACTGTTTGGTTTTAATCGGGTGTCAAATTCAATTTCAGCATCGAAGTTTCGAGCTAGCGAAAGCAGTCGAGCGAGAGTTGTTTCTTGCCCTTCCCACTCGAGCGTTTTCTTTTGATCTGAAACCTCGTTAATACCAAGCGTTAATTTGGCGTATTGCGACAAGCCCCAATCATCGAAATACTCTTTGAAACTCATTGCCTTTGGCGCTTTGTATGCGTTGCGGTATTCCAAAAGTAATTCAAGGCTCAAATTCTCGCAGTAACAACGGATAGTATGTTCGTTCTCTTCGATTTTCATAACATTAAAGAGATATGAACGTTTCCTGTATTTGAAGCTGACAAAAGCTCGTTCGTTTAGGTATTTATAAGCGAGCTCCAACTTTGAATTAGCTTTAACGCTTTTTTTGAAAACCGAAAACTCAAAAACAGAAGTCCCACTCTCAAGAGAGCGTGTCCATTTGTCGTTGAAAAAGTTTAACGTGGATTGTTTCTCGTTATCGATATAGGCCACTTTATTCAATTGATTGTCATGAATTGTTAGAAGCATTAAATCCACCTTTCTTCAAATTCAATCGTTACGCTAGGTTTGTTTTTGGCCCACGGAGACTGAACAATCTCAATTTCTGACCTACCCGGTGGAATTACTGGCCACAACGAGCCGTCTACAATTTGGTCTAAATTATAGAGATTGTTAAGCGTCAGCGTGTCATTCTCGCTATTGATAACAACACTACTTCCTTGGATGTACCGGTTTGGCACATCTTCAAAAAAGTTGTTATTCGTTTTCATGTAAAGCAACTGATCAAAATAAGCATGCGTCACAAATGGCTTAGATGGCACATTTGAAATCGTCAAATGTATTTTGGCTGACTTCTTACCTTTGATTTCTGGGATAGTGAAACTATGATAAGAGCCCCACCAAAAGAAAGTTACCTTGTCGTCTTCTCGTCTAATATCAGACCACCCACGCTCTTTGTTGAATGGATTGTGTTCGTCCAAATGCGTTGCGTACAGTATCCATTGTTTAAGGAATTTATAGCCTCCGTGCCCGTCTGGAGCCAAGAGGTTATATTCTGTGCTGAGCCCCAAACTACGTTTAAATGTTTCAACACCATAAAGGAAATTGCCGTCAGCGTCTGATACTGTTAATTTTAGAAATCCATATTGAGATATATCCCCAGCCCAAAAAATCTGTCTCCACCAGATATATTCAGTCAAAGCCCCAACATTCCCACTGCTATCTCGTGGAATGTCAAGGGTCAATGAAGCTGTCTGGGTTTGGTTGATATTGGCATCTGGGTTTCTCAACCCAATGTGTGGTCTGTCCCACACGTTTTGAATTTCAAGGGTTCCGTTCAAATCCTCTGGAACATTAGTAATTCCGACATTTTTCGCCCCCTTTGCAAATGCTTGAGGTATGCGGTCATCTCGGAAATCGTATAGTTTCTCAGCCTTTGAAACGATTTTCCCATCAGCTTCTTCTGTATTCCCGGCTTCAAACGCAAACTTATCGCTGACAAGCCCATAATAGCCATTGTCTCCGTTTGCTTTCAACGTGATAACTGGATAAGCATCCGTCGAGCCTTCGTTGTTAATCGGGAAAATCATTTTCCCTTTATCTTCTCGATAATCAGTAACACGCTTGTAAGTAGTCGAATGAGCCACCCCGTCCGGAACGAGGAATTCGATTGTGGCTTGGTCGTACCAATCTGAAATACCTTGCAGATTGACCTCGCCTTTAACGAGCGCTAAATAATAGCGGTCAGGCTCCGTTGGTAGATGGAGCTTAACCGCCTCTTTTGTATGTAGCACTCTGGCAGCTTCTTCTCTAACTCGATAAAACTGCCCGTTGTCAGTCGGTGCCGGTTGATTAGGGTCAATAAATGTCAAATCAGCCAAATCTCTGGTAGCTAGGCTGACCGTGACCTTAATCTTCTTAGCACCAATATTAACTTGTTGAACGTTAACGCCGATTGACGGCGCTGAATCTGTTGAGATAGACCGTTCATTCCCTATCTCGTGCTCTACTTTGATGAGCTTGAAATAGTTGTTTAGATCATATCCGTTAAATTGAAATAAAGCCATTATTCAAGCCCTCTCATTCGTTTGTAAGTAAATTCTTGTGCTTTTTGGTAGCTACTCATGTCATCCGCCGCAGCATAAGCAAATTCACGACCGTTAATGTTAAGTAAAATCGGACGTTCGACCAACTCAGTGATAAGGTCAAGCGCTTGCTCCAATCTATCCATTCTCGCATCGTCCGCCAATGACAAATCAAGACTGCCACGCATCTTGCCGCCGTCGAAGCTATCAAAAATATTGTTATCTTCGAATAGATCACGGGCACTGATAGCATAGCGACTAGCAGTATCAATCATGTCAGCTATTGATGACTTGACGTATTTAACACTCTTATCAATACCAACAGCCAAACCTTGACCGATATAGATACCGACGTTATCACGGAAACGACGTGATGGCGAGTGGATTTGGGCTGCTGCTTGCGCTGCTCGTTCTGCTTGAGCTACAAGGGCATTAGCTGCCGCTGTCACTGCTCCTAGCGCTGATAGCATACCTTGAGCCAAACCGTTACCGATTTGTGCCCCAGCTGCTCTCATACGACCTACACCAGCATTTGCTCTGGCAGCCGCCGCATTAACCAAACTATCCATAGCTGAGCCTACTTGTCCAACCGCTGATTGAATACCGCTTGCGATGTTTCGGCCAGTCTGAGTCCCCGCTTGACGCCCCATTTGGATCATACGTTGACCGCTTGACTGGACGGCTTGAGCCATGCGCTGCATAGCTGACTGCACTTGTCCAGCTGCACTATTCATGGCGCTGGCAATAAGTGGTGCACTAGTTGCAATGCGCATGATAGCTGACGCTGCATTATTAGCAGTGCTAGCTACGGCTGTAAGAATAGCTGGAATAGTAGCAATAGCTGTTGATAGAGCAGTCATTCCAGTTACAGATTGCACGACTTGAGCATTAAATTGCATGAATCCAGTAGATGCTAACATCAAGGCTGGTGCCATCATGGTTAGTGCCATGTTGAACATGTTTAGTGGCATCACTGCTGTTGTGAATTGCGTTGTTAGCTGCATTAGAGATGTAGCAAACATCATAAATTGACTATTCAGCATAGTTAGCGCTGTACCAATCGCAGTCATACCAGTGCCAAACATGGTCATACCCGCTGACACTGTTGTCATGCTGCTAGTAATCATAGTTAATTGACTAGCCAAACTTGTTAGACTAGCGGTTAACACAGTCATGCTTGCGCTAATTGCAGTCATGCTAGAACTTAACGCTGTTGAAATAGAGCTGAATTGAGTCAATCCACTTGCTGCTTGCGTTAATGCTGGGGCTAGTGTCATGATTTGCGTTCTAAACGCTGTGATAGGGGCTACAATAGCCGTCAAACCAGCTAATGATTGACTAGCTTGGCTTGAGAATGTACTAAATGCAGTTCCCGCTGTTGTAAGCAATGATTGCAAGTTAGTGAATGATGATTGAATGCTTGTAATCGTGCTTGAGAATGATGTCAAACCAGATACAGCGCTAGACGCTGAACTAGACACCTTGCTCATACCATTACCAAGGTTGGTCATACCAGTTCCCGCTTGAGCTAGACCAGCGGAATTGTTACCAATCGAACCTACCCCTTTAGCGACCGCTGCAAGAGACGCAGCCATGTCTCCAAGGTTGGTGTTGGTGATTTTAACAACACCATTCGCTAATTGGTTGAATCCAGACCCCGCTTTTTGAGCCGCTGTACCGATTGAATTGAACACATTAGCTAGGCTATTCAATACACTACTAATAGCACTACCGGCTGAAGTAATAACGCTTGAAATACCTTCAAACGCTGACTTAATACCAGTTCCGATACCTTCTGCCGCTGTGCTGATTGATGTTCCGACTGATTGCACTACGCTAGCTATGCCTTGCAATGCAGCACCGATAGCTGAACCTGTTGAGCTGATAATACTTGTAACCCCGCTCAAAGCCGTAGCGATACCTTGACCGATACCCATTGCAGCGGTGGCAATTGCCATACCAGCGGATTGGACCACGGTTGCTATACCTTGCAATGTAGTGCCAATCACGCCGCCAATAGCCGAGATAATAGGTGCAATCTGACTGAAAATAGCGACAATACCAGTAATAATTGACTGTAAAACAGGTACCAACATTTGAACGATGGATATGATAGCAGAAACAATCTGACTAACGACTGGTGCCAACGTTTGAACTACCGTCACAATCCCTTGAATAAGTTGGCTTAAAACTGGTGCTAGTGCTTGTACCACTGCAACGATAGACTGATAGAGTGTTTGGAACACTGGGGCCATTGTTTGCATGGCAGCGACAACGACTTGCAAAATCATTGCGATTTGTGGTGCGTGAGAAGCCAAGACCTCTACAATTTGGACGATAGCGCTCGTAATTATTGGAGCGATTGCTATGATCGTGTTTGAAATTATTTGAACTACGGATGTAATTGTGTCACTGATAATTTGGATGATCGGAGTAATTGCCGCAGCTATTTGGCTGATTGCTGAGCCTAGAGCGGAAGCTAGCCCGCTAAACGCATTAATGATAGCTGGTAGTGTTCCTAAAATAGATGTCCAAGCGTTACCAAATGCCGTAATAGCTGGAGCAGCTTGACCAATAGCAGCACCTACTGCAACCACTAGCGGCGCTAACCGAGCAAGGCCGGGAGCGGCTTGTCCTACCGCTGTAATTACGGTGGCAAAAGCAGTCCCGAACGCTTCAACGACAGCTCCAACAGCCTTTCCGATTCCTTGGAAGGCTGTGCTGAAAGCCGAACCAACAGCGTTTAGGATTTGGGAAACGCCTTGGGATTGTGTCGCTAACAATGCAAATGAAGCAACGATGATACCAATACCGGCACCGATTCCGACTGCTGCAATAGCAATACCAGTAGCAAACGAAAGTATCTGAGCTGAACTTAGTCCTTTAAGACCTTGTAAGGCGAATTTCAGACCTTGTCCAAAGCCCTTGTATGTTTCTGCGATACCTTTGAATAACGCTGTCAGCACTCCCTTAATCGCATTGCCAGATGACTTGATGACGTTAGACATACCGCTGAATAGCTGGGTAATTGTTGATTTAGAACGTTTCGCACTATTAGCAGCTTGCGCTGTCCCTTCCGCCGCATCCGCCCCGAACTTCTTGAACGGATTGAGACTTTTAATGAAATCCAACCCTCTCAACGCCGCGCTAACGGCTGAAATACCAGCCTTTGCAGTCATAAACGCTGCTACCATTGCCAGTATCCCGCCAGTAACGCCGTTGAGCACTCCTTTAGGTAGGCTGCTTACAAATTTAGCAACCGCTGACGCTGCTTGAGATATCCAATTTACAAGCGTTCCAAGAGCTGAGGCAATGCTTGCAATGACTGACTGCACTTGTGAGCTACCCAGCACCTCACCAATAGATGAACCGATAGTTTTAAGAGCGTTCCAAGTATCTTGAACCGCTGCTTTGAACGATTGAAACGCCCCGGTATCAGCAAATGAGCTGATGAAACTTCTAACTGATGTAGTGGCAATATTTAGAGCTTGTGAGATACCGTTGGCAATATCGCCAAACACCGAGCCAATGCCCTGCATGAGCTTACTACCATCAATGTTGCTAAATAGTTGCTTGATTGAGCTTGAGATGTAAGTAAAAGTAGCCCCCAGATTCTTCAAAGCTCCCGTATTAGAGAAGCCTTTCCAAAGAGAAGACAAACCACTGCCAATCTTGTCAACAATTCCGTTGATATCAACTCTTTCTAATGCATCCGTTAGCCCAACGACTGCCTTGATACCAATTTGATTGAGTTTCTCAAACTGTGGCATTAGTTTATTAGCTAGCGATTCCTTCATACCGTCGATAGCTTGGTCAACAGTCTTGAATTCTGTGGCCATCTTACTAAACGCCTCATTATTACCGACTTTAGTGATAGCGTCAAAGAAATCCTCGGTTTTAATCTTGCCGTCTTGGACAGCTTTGACCATTTCGCTTGTACTCATGCCCATTTCCTTAGCTACCGCCGCAATACCAGCGGGCGTTTGCTCTAGCATGAGTTTGAAGTCTTGCCACTGTACCTTAGGTTTAGCAGCCATTTGAGTCGCTTGTTGGCTCAAGGTCTTCATGGCTTGAGCTGGGTTTTCAGCCGCTGCCGCAAGACCACCAAAACCCTTAACAAGCTCGGTTGTATTCTTGGTTCCAACTGCTGCTAACTGTGAGTAGGTAGAGGCCATGTCAGACGCTGAATAGATGGTTTTAGTGGCAAAGTCTTGCAACTCGCTTTTGGCTTTTTGTATTTGGTCGGTAGGCATGTTGATTTGGCGCATGTTGCCTTCGAAAGTCTTCCATGCTTTAGCCGAGCTATTAAGCTCACTAGCCATGCCACGCATGCCACTAGTCAATGCACCGATTCCCTTAGTAATACCAGCACTAACTAAATTAGCGCCCAAAACACTTTTGAAAACCGAGCCTAACTTGGTGCCAGTTTTGCCCAAATTCTCAGCGTTTTGTTGCGCCCTTTTGAGTGCGCTAGACATGCCGTTATCTTGAGCGCTTAATATCGCTCGGACGTTAAACGTTTTATCTGCCATCTAGCAACCCTCTTTCCATTTTGTAATTAAGATTGTTTCGAGCTCGTTCTAACAGTTTGCTGTTGGTGATTTTCTCACCTAGCACCTCACGGGCTCGTTCTTTAGCATTATAGAAGTCCTCGAATTTCTCGAAGTAATACTTTTTGCCATCTTTCGTCGTAGCATTCGCCAAGCGATTGAGATAAGCAAGTTGATAGATTTCTCTTTCTTTATTCAGATAGCGCTTCTTGTGCGCTTTCTGATAGAGCTTCATCTCTTTAAGCGTCATTCTTCGAGCTTCAAGCAATGACACACCAAAATCAGCCATGGCATTAGTAATTAATTCCTCGTATGTTTCAGCTGAGTTTTGGCTATCACTTGTGGTTTTAGCTACTCTGTTGCTTCTTCCACTCGTTTCACGGTTGCTTTCGTCAAAGGCTGCGTACGCAATGCTGATAAAAAATCTTCAAAAAGTGTGTCAAGTTGGTCTTTCTCGGCCACTTCAACAACATAAGCTTCAATGCCTTTAACAGACGGTTTTTGACGTTCTGTAATTGTTGCCGCTTGAATGAGATCAAGCAAGATTACTGGATTTTTTTGTTGCAAATCAACGACTGCGTGCTGCACACCAAAACCGAACGAAACACCACCGTCTGAAACAGAATAGCGTTTGTCAAGCTCTCGGATGAAGTCGAAGCCGTAAGTCAAAGTGTAGTCTTTATTTTCGATAGTGATTGTGTTCATTGTTTGTTTACTCCTATTTTTTTCTAAAATAAAAAGCCAAACTGAAACAGCTTGGCTCAAGATAATTACATACTATTAGAGGGAATTGATCGCAGTAGTGTCCTGGAATGTGTATTGAATTTCCTTGACTTGCTCGGCCGTCAGTGTAGCTTCACCAGCTTGTGGTTTACCTTCGACTGACATTTCTGATTCGATTTCTACAAGTTCCTCAACGTTAGCTGGCACTTTCCAGTTTGACAAGCGTCCGATGGCATAGAGTGCGCCATATTTGCCGTTGTCCTTTTTGTCAGACAAGTCGATTTCCCAAACTTCGACCTTGTAGCCGTCGACTACTGATTTTTTCAACATTTCGTTGAGTTCATCTTTTGTTCCAATGGCAGTGATTGAGAGTTTGGTTTCAAGACCGCCGTCTGCAACTACTGCACCATCTTTGGTTTTTGTAGTGTCCGCATCTCGTGAGTATTCCCATTCATGCTCAGTTTGCAGCGCAAGCTTAGCCGCTGCTGTCTTGTCTCCGAATTTACGGAACATTAAGATCTTCTCTTTCCCTAGTTGGGCTTCTTTGACTTTGTTTTCAGCCATGTTTTCCTCCTAAACAAATTTAAAATACGTATAGACGATAAAGTGATATAAAACTTCATCCGTGCTGTTATCTCGATTGCTATCAATCGACGACTGATTGACCTCTGCTGAAAATTGCATGCCGTCGATATTTTTGATAGCAAAAAAGCTAGACATTAACTGTCCAGCCATATCTGATAATAATTTCCGGTCATCCACACGCCCCCAAATATGCACAGTGGACGATAAACGCCCAATTAAGCGTGATTTGGTAGCTTGTGGCAAGGCCTTTGTTTCTCCCATGACTACGAACGGATAGGCCACGTTTTCGGGCGGCAAATAAGTATAGGTGTCATATCCCAACTCACTACTAATCCGAAACATTTCGTCATGAAGTAACTGATCTGGTTGTTTCATGTTTCGTCCCACTTAGCCATCTCTTCAACCATCTTAGGCGCTACTTCTTCAAGAGCTGGTTGCATAAATGGCTGTGCTTCCATCTTCCGTGTTCCTACTTCGACGTAACCTGAGTAGCTAGTTAACGCTTCAACGACTGCCCTGTCACTTCCAGCTTGCAAGGTAATACTTCTACGAGTAGCACCAGTTGAATAGCCTTTAGTGAATTGTGCCTTGTTAATAGCAGCCTCTTTTAATTTGGCTCCGTATTTCCTCAAAACTTTTGAACGTTTTTCGGGCGATGCATTTCTCAATAGGCTTTGAGCCATTTCGTCCAAGCCTTCAAATTCTAGCGTCCCCATTATTTGCCTACCTTGTTAGCATAGATGACGTTGCGACCAGCTAGATAGCCCCTCGCAGTAACAGGTTTGTATTTGGCGCCATTGTATTCAATTGTGTCGATTCCAACTGTGATAGGGCTTCTAAACCTAACAACGATGCTGTTAGCGTTCAATAGGTCTCCTAGTTTAGCTTGTAAGTCAAGGCTAGCACCAGTGACATTGCACGCTATCGTTCTAGCCCACTCCTTACCGCCAACCATGCAACCTAATTTGGGATCGTAGCGCTTATTTGTCTTATCGTTATATTTCAACACTACGGTATCAGCGTATCTCATAGAAATAGCACCTCACCCTCTTTAGATTGCCCAGAATTGCCATATAGACGCTGTAGCATGTCGTCGTAAGGTTTGAACTCATTCTCATTGTCGTAATACGACATAGAATGCCCGTCAACCGATTCAGATTTAGCGCCCTCAGCACCTCGACGATTGAAGCGTTTAATTACGCAATCTTCGAAAATGAATGCTAGTTTGTTATCGATTTCTTCGACGCCATACTCGGCCTTGAAATGGTTAACGACACGCTCCAACAGAATTTCAAGTAAATCATCGTCGTTGGTGTTAAGGTCAACGGATACATTTTCAATGATTTGGTCTTTGTCCAATGTCTCCATGCCACACCTCGCTATTCTGCTGTCTTTTTAGTTCGTGTTCTTTTCTTCGGTTTGTCGTCTTGCACGTAACCAAGTTCAATAAGTTCCTCAGTACGTTCGCCATCGTACAAGTCTCCGACGTAGTAAACTGTGCCGTCAGTCTTATCCATAAATGCTTTTAATACGATATTCATAATTGACACCTATTAAAGCGCTGGAATTACAGTGAGCATGTAAACATCATCCAAACGTTCGAACGATGGCAATGCTACCATAGAGACTTTAGTTTGGACGTTGACTGGATCAGTAGTTTTAGTTGTAGTCACCGCAATACCGTTGTTCACAATTTCAACGTCCGCATTAACAGTGTTATCAGCGAACAAGTCTGATTCTTCTGGAGTTGTACCGAAAACAGTATTACCAAGAGCACCGTTAGGGATAAGCGTCAAATGCCCGTCTGGGAAGAATTTAGAAACCTCGCCTTTGTCATTTCGGTAAGTGCCGTTTTCAAGAACGATTGACACGCCAAAATTGTCAGCGATATAGTTTTCAAGTTCTGATTTAGTAACCGCAGCACCATCACCCGCAAGAGGTTTGATGACTTTAACAGTTGACGCTGCCTTACGGATAAGACCGAATGTTTTGGCATTCATTACAGCACGTTCTGGATTAAGTCCAAGCTCGCGTGCTGTTTCGATAGCTTCTTCCAAATCAGCAAGAGGTTTAGCGTCTGCTTCAGCCCAGCTCTTAGTTACTTGTTTTTTGTGCTCTGGTTTAACGCCGTAGTCGATATCCTTGTCTACGCCGCCGCTTGTGAAAGCAATCTTACCAGTGGCAAGCACTTGCATGCGCATAGCTTCAAGTCGAGCACGGGCACCGTTGATAAGTGTCACGTCGTCATTAAAAATGCCAGCTACGATTGTGTTAACCAACGCTTCGTTGCCAGAGTCTTTCACAAGATTGAGCTGTTGACGGTCATTTTCCTTAACAAGCATAGCCTCTTTGAAGAATGGCATTTGTTCGTCATGCATCTCAGCGCTAACACGGTCACGAATTGTAACGTTAGTATCGAATGCAGCGGCTTTCAAGACAACAGCTTGACCAGACGCTCCTTTGACGTAAGACAATTTAGTTCCAAGTTGTTTGCGTGCTGGGAAAATAGACTCACCCAATGTCGAGTTAACATTTTCTTGCAACGCATTGAAGTAACCAGCAATGTTAGATGCGGTTACTTTATCGTAAATAAGTCCCATGTTTTAATAGTCCCCCTTTATTTTTCAGAGATAAATTTGATAAGCGGCAAAGCTTTCTTAACAGCGTCGTCTACCTCGCCACCGTTAACTTTGTTTTTGTAGACCTCACCAGCATAGAGCACTGAAACGGCGTTCTCGATTGTCAAATCTACATCATAGAGAACGATTCCTTCTGGTGCTGTTTTGTTTTCTACAACAGCTTTTGTACGATCATCAAAGATTGAGCCGTCTTTACCAGCAACCAATGTACCGGCTTTGATGTACTTTTTGCCGTCTACCAATACACCGTCATAAGTTTTGTCTACTGTCGCCGCCACTGCCTTGTAAGGCAATGAGCGAACAATGTTTGAAGTGTCAAAAATTTTTGTTGTTGACATTTAAAGATTCCTTTCTGTTTTAGATAAAACGAGCAGCCGGAACGCTCGTAGACTTAGCAAGTTGAGCCCCAAAATTGTCCGTTTGAGCATCACCGGCGCTTGCAGCTTTAGGTGAATTTTGACGGATAGTAGCTTTGACTTGATTAGCGACGGCATCGTTGAAGACTTTCTCAAATGTGCCGACCATCTTAAGAGCATCAGCGGCGTTTTCAGCATGACTAAACATATCAGCCAATTCGACTGGCAAGCCTTTAGAAACAAGGTCTTCTTTGACAGCCATATTTAACTTTTCAAACTCAAATTGTGCTACTTGCTTTTCAAATTCTGCTTTTTGGTCTTCAAATTCCTTGTTAGCCCGCTCAGCAGCAGATAATTTTGAATAGTCTTGTTCTTTTTGTAATGCTTTGGCGATTGCTTCGTTTACTCGTGCTTCTTCGCCCTTTTTCTGATTTTTCAAAGCAGTTTGGACTGCCTTGTTGACAATACTATCCAGTTCTGACTGTGATTGCGGCGCTTGGAAGTCGCTCGGTTGATTGTTATCAACGTCATGGCTTACTTCCTCAGTTTCGACCGTTTCGACTGTTGTGTTATCTGGTTCCATTTTGTTCTCCTATCTAGTCTCGCAAGCGATACCCTTTCTAAGCCACGTTAAGGCTAGCTACGCCCTATCTAGTCTTGTCTAGTGTATTTACCCGCAAGCCACGGTAGTAATGTTTATTTAGGGCTTAGAATAGCCCTATGCACCATTAGAGGCTCGCCCCCTACGGTTTCTTGAAAACATGGTGCACTATTCAACCTCAGCTACTGCACACCGGCAGTACGGGTGAATAGGCGGCGCATTCGTCCCGATTTCCATATCAGCGATTCTGACAGGATTCTTTTCCGTCTCCTCGCCAATACCCTTACAAATCGAGCACGCTCGACTTTCTGGCATGAGCTTAAAAAACTCAAAGCCATTCTCTTTCATAATATCTTGCTGAGCTAACGTCTGGACTCTAGCATGCTCTGTGATGCCTAAACGCTCTGCATTAGTACGTGACACATCCATGTGTTTCCTGATACGTCTTGCAATCGTCAAGCCGTTGTCTCCACGAATTAGAGCCCTTGTCACCTCAGTTCTAACTAGTTGTCTTAACTGTGCATTTCTGCCCCAAATACGCTCTGACCACTTAGCCCCCTCAAAGTTTGCGTTAACAGCCGTCTCCATGGCATGGGCTAGAATGTTACCCTTTAGCACGCTCTGATCTAACAAGCTACCTCTTGCCATCTCAGCTTTATAAGCAGTGTTTAGATACTCTCGAGTGAGTTTCTCTTCCTCGCTAGCAAGAGACATTAACTCAAGTTCTAATTGCTGGATAAGCAGCTCACGCCTACCGACTGACATTGAAAAGTTGTAGTTTCTCAATTCCTCGTTAGCTGTAGCACTGAAATCTTTCTCGGCAACATAGCGTCTGGCTTTGCTTTCAAACCCCTTAATGTCGAATTCGTTAGCACGTTTCTTAGCGTCTTCAACAGCTACCCCGTTCTTTTCAGCAAAATTCTGGATATAAGCATCCAACTCTTTGCGCAACTGCCCTAACTCCATCCGATAGAGGTCCTCGAGTTCTTTTTTAAACTCTTTTTCTGACTTCTGGTCAGCTCGCTCTCTCTCACGTTGGGCACGCTCTGACCAATATGTCATACGTCAACCCTCGTAGAATCGTTTGTGTGCGTTTTTTTATCCTCATCGGTATATTTGCCTACGTGATTATTAAAATCGCTAGAATACCCCTTAATATCGATTTCAGACACCTCTCTATTCATTCTGTCGAGTTCCTCGGTTGGACTCTCGACCAAACCAGACAAGCTCAAAGCTGTTTCTTGCGATACTTGACCACCCAAACCGGTCAATACTTCAACTTGTTCAGCAAGTGAACGAGGTAAGTTTGGCGTGAAGATGATATTCAAGAGACTTTCGTCAAAATCTTTAAACTCATTGACCAGCGAGCCAATACGAGCAGCGAGACGATAACGACGTTTCAACCCTTTAGTGAATTGCGATTGTGTATCGATACGGTCTTGATCCAACCCAAATAATTTGTATTTTAATGCTTCACCGGACGTATTCCCGCTGAAATTCGTGTCTGACATGTCCGGGGTGTTTGTAAATACATGAATATCTTTATTCAAGCGTGTCTTATACGCTTCAACACCAGTGACGTCATAGGATTTAGTGAGGTACTCAGCTTTAACTGTGCCCTCTTTACCGTCCGCTGCTTTAGGCGGTTTAAGTTGCATTAAACGAGCACGCTTCATGTCGCTAGCCTTCATGCCTTGAGGCAACGCTAAGTCACCATAGATAGCAAGGATAGCGTCAGCCATGTCGCTCATGTGATTCGCCGTGTCAGATTCTGCACTATCGTACAAATCAATTAGATAAAGCTCAGTCTCATAATCACCAATACCATCAACATTGTTTAAAAACTCTGTAATCGGTACAGTACCGAATGCGTGAGTTGTCACTGAAATCTCGTTAAAGCTATCTGACACATCAAGCGTATAGATGTATTCGGCTGTGTAGACTTCCACGACCTCTCTGGCATTTTCAAGAAAACCACGCTTATAGTAACGGACGGCTGCGATAGAGTTATCTTCTAGCGAATTATCATAGATTACGAATGTATCTAGCGGGCTAAGACGTTTGATGCGTGTTTCATCGTACTCGCTGCGATAGATAAGCTCGTAAGCTCTACCCGTTTGAGATAAGTCTCTGATAAGCGTTCTATTGTGTGTGTCGATATCGTTAACACGTCCAATGCGCTTAATCGCTTCATCATTTTGCGAGTGATCATTATTGTCGTCATATTCCACACGAATAGGATTACCAGCTAAATAGCCCGTTTTAAACTTGCTAATCATACGACCGTAGTTGTGTACGGCTCGTTTATCAGCCATTTCCTTATCCTTGCGTCTTCCAGACTTAAGGACGTCGTGGTTTTCACCTCTCGCATAGTCCATAAGTTCTTGAATGCGTGGGGCTTGTCTCAATTTGTGGTGATTGATGAAGTGTTTTAACAATTCCCAATTACCAGCCATGAGTTCCTCTAAGCTATCAGCTCGATAGCGAATGCGGGACCCTCGATGGAAACGCAAGTTTAAAACTCGGTCTTGTCCGGTGCTATCTGTAAATAGTGTTCGTTCCATCATTCCTCCTAACCAAACATATTTAGCAAGTCGTCATAGCTTGCTCTTTCCGTACTACCGATGACAAAATCAGAATATATAGCGTATCTCACACTATCCAGCACGTCATCAAACTCTTTCAACGGTTCATCCTTCGTGCTGTTCTCTTTCCATCGATATTGGAATATCTCATCAAAAAAACGAGGCATAAATCCTCGTTTAACGTATAATTTGCGTTCCTTAAATAATTTAGCGATAAGCTCGATACCGGCTATCACTGACTTATTAGCGTTACTGATATCAAACCCTTCGTTTTCAAATCTTGCTACGTGCTCTGGACGGGCACTATCAGCATAGAATGGAATGTTCCCATAAATGTCAGTCAGTTTCCTAGCTTGCTCTACCCACCAATCTATCTCTTTGAATTGCGCTGCTACGCCGTCAACAAGATAGTAATTGCCGTCCACGCCCTCACCGACTACTACGATAGAGCCGTAGTGAGTGTACCCCCAGTCAATGCCAGCAAAGTAGCGTTTCATATCTGGCAATTCATCAACTACGTGAATCTTACTGTCATAATCGGCATAAATAGCGCCCTCTGCGACTGTCCATAGTCCAAGGATATCTCTGTCGTAGAATTTCCCCTTCGGTGTGGCCGCCTTAATAGAGTCAATATAGCGTTTTGATAAAAAAGTGTTATCGTCGAGCTTAAAACTAAAATCTATAATCTTGCCATCGTTCTTGCCGATGTAGTCTCGATTCAGCCAGTGATTAGGGTTGTCTGGGTTGCTATCCCATACCACTCGAGCACCTTCACCAGAGCACCGTGAGATAATCTCTTTGAAAACAATCTCGTTAGCTAGCGACGCCTCGTTGACATAAGCCCCGAATGCTGTAAAACCACGGGCACGCTTAAGTCCAGATATGGAGCCAGTGTAAACTTGCACAACTTTAACACCACAAAACACAAACGAGCCATGCTTGTCATACTTAGGCTCGAAGCCGTATTTGTTGTAGAGTTCTTGCAATACGTTGTTTTGAATAGAAGTCGAAGATGTGCCGGCCAAAATGTAAATGGGTTCGTCCACGCCTAGACGGTCAGCGATTTTTCTGACGCGACTTAATTCAGTTACGAATGTATCGTTATTCACCACGGTCTTACCAGCACGTTTAGCGCCATGAAGTCCACAGATAAACCAGTCGTTATTCCAGATGTACTTAAGCACGTCTAACTGCCGCTTAGTGTATAGCTTACTCAAGTTCATCGCTTACAGCTCCTTTGATGATGTCGAGGAAACCGGCTATTTTTTCATCTTGACCTTCTTCTTTGCCAATCTGAGACTTAAGCTTCTCGTTCCCCAATTGAATGGCAGTGATTCTCTCTCGTTGTTCCTTGCGGTCCAAGCTGTCCTTGGTATCGATGGCGACCAGTCTGGCTATCTGTTCAAACGCCTTGACATTACCCTTCATGGCTTTCTGCATCATGACCATAGCTAAAGCCATTTCGTTCGTAGCTTCAAACCCCAACGCTTCAAGTTGCTTTGATATGTTTTCATTCGCTACGTCTGCTTTTAAAATGGTATTAAACGCCTTTTTTAAATCCGCTTTTTTCCGTCGGGCCTTCCCGGATGCTATACCACCTCGGCGTTGTATTTCTCGTTGTTCCCTCTTACTTCTCTCAGTAATTGGTTTCAAGTTTTGTTCATTAGCCATCGCCTCACTTCCTGTCGTTTTAGTTTATTTTTTCAGCTTTCAGTCCAGTTTCGTCTTCCCAACGCTTGATGGTTCTTTCAACGTATAACGGGTCAAGTTCCATCCCGTAGTAAATGCGCTCGGTTTTTTCACAAACCATAAGCGTCGAACCTCCACCATTAAAACTATCGAGCACGCGCTCTCCCTTTTTACTAGAATTGAGAACACATCTAGCAATCAACTTCAACGGTTTCATAGTTGGATGGATATCATTTCTTACTGGTTTGTCTTCGTAGAAAACACTTGTCAGGCTACCCTCTTGCATTGTCTTGATATAAGCAATAAGTTCGCCTTTTGTCATTTCTTTCAAGTTGTCTTCGTCTTCTTCAATCACAGTAGCCAAAGAGCGATTATCTACAAAATAATGCGACGCTCCATCTTTCCACCCATAGAGACACGGTTCATGTTTCCACTGGTAGTCTTGTCGACCTAAGACGATGCTGTTTTTTACCCAGATAATATTCTGTTTTAGCAACCATCCAGTCTCTTTTACTGCAGCTCTAAAATTCAACCCTTCTGAATCTGCGTGCCAGATATAAAAGGCGCCTCCCGGCTTCAAGTGCTTGTCGGCAACCGAAAATGCGTCTTTCAAAAATTGACGGAAACTGACGTCATCCATGCTGTCATTCATAATCGTCATAGCTTCTTCAGTCCCCCCCTCATACGCTTCGTTGTAAGGTGGGTCTGTGACATATAAATCTATCCTGTTGCCGTCTACGAGTTCCTCCATGTCAGCTATTGACGTGCTATCACCACACATTAAACGGTGCCGGCCTAATTGATATATGTCGCCGTACTCAACCGCTGACGTTTGGGTGTCTTGTTCGTTTATTTCTTCTGCATCTTCGGTATCCAACTCTTCGTCTTCAAAATCATCCAAGGTGTAATCTTGATCAGTAAAACCAAAGAGTGTCATATCAAGATTGTCGACACTATCAATCTCGCTCAATAATAGCTCAATATCCCACTGAGCTATCTCGGCCACTTTATTGTCTGCTAATCTGAATGCCTTGACTTGTTCTTCTGTCAAATCGTCTGCGATGATAACTGGAACTGTTTTTAGTTTTAGTTTTTTAGCAGCCTTCCAGCGCGTGTGCCCATTGATGATCTCACCGTCTGACGTTGCCACGATTGGCACCTTAAAACCAAATTCACTGATGGAATTAGCAACCGGCCCAACTGCTTCATCGTTATTTCTTGGGTTGTTTTCGTAAGGGGTTAGCCACCCTAACGGCTTATCATAGATTTGCATATTCTCCTCTCAGCGTAAAAAAAGAGACTTAATAGTTATTAAGTCCCACTTTGTAATCAAAGCGATTTATAAGTCTCTTTTTTTGTTCATGTTATTTCAACGCAATCACCTTCTTTCAGGTAGGTTGCTATAATTATCAATACTAATATTATACCGCTATCATTCCGCTATATTCTTCTTTATTCTTCGCAATAATCTCCTGAAAATACCAGGCATTCGCCGTTTCTGTAGTTCTCAGCAAACTCTAAAATGGCTAGTTCTCTCATTCGATAATATTCACTTTCAGAATATCCAAGGTCCATATAGACTTCAATGTTGTATTGCTTTCTGTTTCTGCAATAACACTCTATCAATATCTGGCTGTAATGCCTATCTGATAATGCGTTGATAGCTCTGACAATAGCTTGTAAGTCTTGTTCAGCGGCCACCTTGCGTGTTACCATGTTTTCGGTCTGACTATGGACCATGCCGTCGAATGATTTGGGTTCTAACGAGAATGAAGCTGTCACTTTAGGGGCGTATTCCAAGCCCGCTATCCGTGTTAGCATGCGATACCTTCTTAGCACCTTTATAGCTTTCTTTTTAGTTGCGGTTTTATCTACTTCCGCAAAGAGATTGATACTTGCCATGACACCCCTCTTGTGTGATATAATAGTTGTATCGTGTTCAAAGAGTGCCGGCCATTGTGTCGGTCTTTTTTTTATTTTAGCTCAAGAAACGTTAAGAGATTTTATTGAAAAGATAGAATACGTATTTATTCTTGGGGTTGTCTCTTGGGCCTTTTATCACCTCCTTTCTAGCCAAATGACACCAGCAAGGCCTTTGGCTTTGTTTAGTAATGCAAGATATCAATAAGAAAGAGGGTGTTTCACATCCTTTTTTCTTAAATTTGCTGGGTTTGTTTGGACAAGGTCTGTCAGCTTGTCCGGTGTTAAAAAAGTGTCCAAGCCACTAAAAATCTATATTCATTTTTTTATTTTTAGTGATGACAGACAATGACTGGCAAGAGGAATCGAACCCCTTGAGCAACCATTCCAGCCTAGATATAGTGAAATCATTATCGGGGATATTCCCCTTTCGTTTTTGAAATAATACAAGAATTAAGTCGGATGAATTATGGAGATTTCTGACCTATATCTTTTGCAGGCATACGCCTTGGATAATAACGCTACCAGTAATGCGCTTTAGATTGGTAAACAAAATAAAAAAGGTTCCTCGATTCTATAACTTATTATTTACTGGATTTTGGTAGCATCCACGACCAGACACGCTTCAGCTTGATTTGAATGAAAAAATAAAGGATTCCTCTTTTCCGTATATAGATTGACTGGTAATAGCTAGGGAGGGAGTCGAACCCTCGTAAACCGTTCTAGCTACACGCCTAGAGCGTAGGCTTTATATAAGGCTTTTCTGACCGTAATTTTGTTACGTCCTAACTCGCCCTTGGTCCGATATTCGAGTGTGATGCGGTCAACTTCATCGTCCAATCTCTCGCTCCATTCGTAGTTATTGAAGACAAAGTCAATAATTTCACTGAATAGCTCTCTTGAAAGTAGCCCTTCCATTTGGATTGCTTTCAAAGGCGTTAGGGCGGCTTTTTCCGTATAGCACAGATTGAGGGCGTTTTGGGTTTTGTTAGCACTTTTTTGGTTGCACCCTTTAACCTCTCTGATATAGCTATTTAGGTTGTTAGGGTGTTCCTTGCGCAGTGCTTCCACTTCCTCTTGGAACTGCTTGAATAGTTCTTCTGGCAGTCCTGCGTTGATTTTATCCAAAACTGGGCGAGTGATTGTGCCTCTCGTATAGTGTTTAGACAGATAGCTTTGAATATCACTGAATAATTCGTCAGAAATAATGCCATTTAGCTCGCTTGCAGTCTTAGGTGATAGCTTCAATCGTCCCACGACTACGCTATTGAATTTCTGATAAATATTCCTAGCTTGCGCTTCACTGCACTGTCGCACTTCTTGAAAATACTGTTTATAGGAGCCTTTTTTGTGTGTTTTTCTCAGTGCCGCATGTTCACTGACTAACCGTTGGTATAATTCCTCGGTCAACCCGGAATATTTGTAGGTTTTACTCATGGGTGGCGCTCCTCTATCACTTTGTGATCCATGACATATCCCTCTAACGAGATTTCTATAAGTTCTCCAGAACACCAATCATATCGGCTTTGTTTGATTATAACTGTCGACAGCGTCCGTCTGAACGACGGGTCCATCCCGCTGACAATAGCCACATCTTTTCTGAAACGGCCACGTTCAAACACCACATCATAGAGTTTTGAGACGTTTTTCATTACCGCTTTTTTTCGCTGGCGCTTGTTCATTTCTTCACCTCTACAAGCTCTGGGTCCTCCCATACATTGCCGATAATTTTAAACGGATAAGGATTATCTTCAAACAATTCACCCAGAGCTTCCTTTGCGTTGTATTTTTTTGAATCAAATACAAACAAAGCATGTTTGCTATCCCAAGAAACCTCTAATTTTACTTTTACATTTTCTTCATCAGTTTCAATGCTAAGAATATCCCCTTCGAATATCTCTTTGCCATTCTTGTCGGTCAGTCCAGTTGATTGCATGAGAACATAATTTTTTAGGTCCTCTTTTACAACATTTCCATTTTTGTAGGTTGCTTTGATAAGTTGTTCCTCGAAAACCAGTGCATCAACTTGCACCATCTCCTTAAACTCTTTATCCCACGCTCTATATCTTGGTATCATTGCCCTCTCCCGTTCTAAGCCTCAACTACTGGAAAATGAATTTTTCCAATAACGATAGCGGCGACGCTGTAATAAAATCCACCGTTGCCATCGTTTGCTTCACATTCTGCCAATGCTATAGGATTTTGGTTGTGGTAAATAGTGACCGTATTCTCACAAGTGGTCCCGTCGCCATTGTCGAATTTTGTGGGTTCTCCGATTTTTAAATCAGTAATGACTGCGTCTAGCTTGACATCTTTGAACTCCCCGCCCGCATAGGCACAACAATCACTTTCTGACATCTCAATAGTTACCTTTGTACCATCTTCGAGCAACAGAAAGTCTTTATCCCATTTCACGATACGCTTGTAGAGTAACAACTCTTTAAGTTCCTCTAATGAGCCGTACCTTGCATCTTCTTGCTCAGGCTTATAGTAACCTGGTAATCCAATAGTTTCCGTCATCTTAACTCCCTCGTCCTTTCAGATAAGCTGGGATATCATCCCCAACTTGCACGCTATCGTACTGTTCTTTGCTGACAAGAAACTTACCATAAGCCCCACAATCGAGCGTGTAGAGTTTCCCGACCATAGATTTTCCAGTAACCTTACCATGCAACTCAACGGCATTATCAGCCTTATGGATAACCACTGTCTCGATAGGTCGATTAACCACGTTAGCAACTGTACCAACGTTGATGGATAGTGAGATAACCAGTAGGGCGGTAGCTATGCCTAGTTGGTTATCTCTTTTTGGTTTCCTTGACAAAGTTGTCATCAATCATCACTCCTTTTCTGTCTTTAATGTCGTTATAAGCGATTGTAAGGCACTCTTCCACGTCGTATCCTAGCTGCAAGCATAAAACTATTAGCGTCACAATCGAATCTCCTATGGCGTCTTTTAGCGACCATTCTGGGTCTGCAAAGTCAGACGGTCTCAGAAATACGTCTCTGATTTCCCCGACTTCCTCAGTCACTTTCATCCATTGAGTTTTGGGATTACCCTTATCCAATCCGTGACTGATAGCCCATTCGTTGATTTTATTGATTAGGTTATTCATCCGTTACCTCCGAAAATAAAAGATTCATAGAGAAACCGCTCTTGATAAATTCTTCGGTAAGTGCTTTGTTAATGCCGTTACCTAAAAGATGGTAGACTACATCAACATTAACACTGGCACCTAAATACTTTTCTAAACGCTCTTTGTTGAAAACGTAAAAATCAATATTTCTTTTAGCTTGGTTGTACGGAGCTGCTCTAGCAATATCTCTCGTGCACCACATCAAAACCTTTGAAATAACATCTTCTCTTGTCAAACAACCTTCCAAGCGAAAAAAAAGTGTTTGTTTTTGGGATTAAAATAAATTCTAATTGTCTGTTTATATACGAATCAGGAAAACAATTCATGAGTTTTTTTAACTCTTCATACACTTCATTATTCATCTGTCACCTCCAAACAGCGTGCGCCAAGCGTAAACCGCAGCTACGAACGCCAAAATGAATTTAATCGTTTCCATCGTCCACCTCTTTCACTTCAACGCCTGGGCAGTCAAACACCCAGCCGAAGTCGGCTTCTTCTAGCTCTTTGCGGGTGTGGGCTACTCTTACCCCCTTCGCGCCTTTACCATCATCAAAAGTCCAGTCTTTAAAAGATGTACCATAGTTCAAAAACTTGTAATTGTCGTCAATCCCTTTAAACTCAACCGTATATCTAGACTCGCTCTCGACCTCGTAGCCATCAAGCCATGCTCTAGCGAAAATTTCTTGGTTTGTCTCTGTTCCTAGAAATTCTTTTAGTTTTGAACAATCTTCTTGACTTCCATAATTGTAAAAATCTATATCACTAATAAATAAAGCCCGAACCAGATTAACATTAGTAAATTTGCAATACTCAATCCAATCCGCCACATACTGCGGAACGACTGGTTTAGGGAAGAGCGAATCATATAAGTCTTCTGCATGGGCTATTGAAAGGCGTCCTGCTGTTGCTAGTTTCTGTACTGCTTCATCTTTGTTCATCATATTGTTTCACCTCTTCCAATTCCACACGATACATTCTTGAGTTTCGGTACTTAATACCTCTCAAACGATGTAATTCGTTGATAGCTTCATTCTTGTTGTTGAATGTATGCACGCTATCAACCATATTGTCGTAGTATACGATAACTTTATATCTCATATAGTTCTACCATCCTTGCTAATAACTCCTTGTCTGGCAATTGCTCCAGTGTCAGAATGCGATTGAGCTTCTTAATGTCGATACCTAACTTAACGCTGATAAGCTCCATGTCCTTACGATTAGTCCAAAACCATTTTGCAAATTCTTGAGTCTGATCTAAAACGCTGGTATGTCCATAGTTGCCGGGTGCATACACACCAACTAACTTATCCTTGTATTTGCTATTCATTTCACATTCCTTCAATGTCTAACACAATCTTAAATTTCCCAGACTCACCACTTAGCCCGCCATATTGAAACGACATCATTTTGATAACTTCGTGATTGTCGTCTGGCCACAAATTAGCGTCCGTCAAGCCGTCTATAATAGCTTTAACGGTAGGATATAGGTTGGGTGGGTCTAATCTTCGTCTGGTTGGTGCATAGACCGTGACAAGCACCTTACAAGGTTTATCCGGGCTATATACTGGCTTAATGTTAAGCCCCGCTTCTGCTCTTGCTATCAATCGCAGTTTCTTGACCATCCGGCCCTCTGCTTGATAATGAAATCTGTCATTACTGTTGATTACTAAATTTTGAGCAGGCTTAGTTTTTGACCTTGGTAATAGAAATTCTAGTTTCATATTTCCCCCAATTAGAACGGCAAATCGTCACTGCTGATATCCATTGGGTTTGCGTTCCCGTAAGGTCCGCTTTCTCTTGCAAAGTTTGGCCCTTGCTGTTGCGGTGCTTGTTGTCCATAAGGCCCTGCATAGCCGTTGTCATTGCCAAATGCTCCCGATGTATTACCTTGATTTGCATTACTCCCTTCACGCGCTGCACGGCTTTCCAACATTTGGAAATTCTCAGCGACAACTTCGGTTACATACACACGTTGACCCTGTTGATTTTCATAGCTGCGAGTCTGAATGCGTCCAGTAATGCCAATCAATGCGCCTTTTTTAGCCCAGTTAGCCAAATTCTCAGCTTGCTGACGCCAGATAACGCAATTGATAAAGTCTGTTTCACGTTCACCGTTAGCGTCCTTGAAGTTGCGGTTGACAGCTAGGCTAAACGTAGCCACTGCGACGTTGCTAGGCGTGTAGCGTAGTTCTGGGTCTTTGGTTGTCCTTCCAACCAATACGACATTATTGATCATTGATTTTCTCCTAGAATTTCATAGTTCACAAAGTTATCATCGAGCAGCTTTGCAAATTGATGCCATTGATTCTCTCCGCCGTGGAACGTAAGAGCTAGATTGACTTTGTACGGTTCAGCGGGCTTGCTAGGCACTTCATCGACTGGCTTAGTGTCTTCGATAACCTCGCCCGTTTCAGCATTTACCGCCTTGATTTCCTCGTTAGCTGATTGTTTAGCCATTGCTTCAATTTCTGCTAGGCGTGCCGCTTCTGCTTGTTGTTTGGCTTCCGCTTTCTGCTTGCGCTCAACGGCTGCATCACGGTCCTTTTTCATTTGTTTCAAGATTTCAACTAGAGGTGTTCCGTTCTGCAACGCTCTAGTATACGGATCTGATGGCAATTCATAATCAAGAGCGTGTTCAAAAATCATGTCAACGTTAGCCTTGTATTCCCCAAGTCGGTCATATTCAGCCAAAACAAGAGCGTCGATTTCTTCGATGGTTTCTTTTTTGAGTTCCATCTTCTTGCCTTTGAAATACTTCTTCAAAGAATAGCCGTCGTACTTGTCTTTAAACGTGTCCTTATCCAGTCCAGCAAGCTCGCACTTTTCTTCAAATACCGCTCTAACGTGGTCAACTCGTAGCATTCTTTGGTGTTCGTCGATTTCGTCACGTTTTGCTCGCAAGGTTTCAAGAAGCCCCTCTAGCGGTTTGCATGATTTCTTTAAATCCCCTTCAAATTCGGTGAGTGGGTTTTTATAGATCTTCGCAATATCTTTACGTTTCGTTTCTAACTTGTCGTAAAGACCTTTGTAGCGTGTGATTTCTTTCTTAATATCGTCGTATTCCAGATTATCTAACTGTTCGTCTGATAGCTCACTAACTGCCGTTTGGATGGCTTTGTCAAATGCTTCAAAGTCAAAGTTGATCGTTCCCGGCGTGTATACCGGCTCAATTGTTTCTAAAAAGTTATTTGTTACGTCCTTCATGCTCTATCCCTTTCGTTGGTAGATTTGCCCTTGAATGTCCATAGTCACCACGTCGAATCCTGGCACCAGCAACTCATGGAAATCATTAAGTTTGTATTTTCCAAGATAATACTTGGCTACTGTTTCGACTGCTTGACCAGTAATTAGAGCTAATTCGTTGATTAGCTGCATGATAGCGTCATGCTGTTCGTTGCTAATGAAATTAGGTTGTGGGTTATTTTGTTGCTGGGTTTTTGCTTGCGGTTGCTGATTTTGATGCGGTTGTGGGCTGTGAGGTTGGTTTGGTCTCAAACTCTCCTCTGCCACTTCGAAGTGGTCCACATCTTCCTCGCCAATTGCGAATAGTGCTTGCAAGGCGTACTTCCCGGCGTATGATTGTACGGCTCCTACCCATTGCGGTTCATTCATTTGCTTTAAGTCTCCGTTGCGAGTTTTTAAAATCGGTACAGGAGATAATTCTGCGAACGCCACTGCTTGCTCTTTCTCCTCTCGGTTAGATGCCGTCGCAATCGCTTTGATAAAAGTCTTCCCAGAAAATTCGACTAGATCATAGTTGACTACAACGTTCCAATTTGATTTCAAACTTTTAAAGGCGTTGTAAATATCCTCGACGTGCCTTGAAGCGTACTTGGCAGTCCCTTCTTTCTTTTTTTCAAGCTGCATTCGTTGCTGCAGCTCTGTGAATGTCATTTCTTCCATGTCATATCCTTTTTAATACCCCTAATTCTCAAATTTTGGGGGGGTTATTTGCCGTTTTACCGTTTCTCTAGTGTAATTGTGCCACTAGATTATTTAGGACGGTTACAAGCGATTTTAGAGCCGTTTTTGCCCTTTGACTTTTTTTAGGTGCCAAAGCTCCTTTTTGAGCTTGGTGTTTTCTTGGGCTAGTGACAAGATTCTGTCTTGCTGACTATTGATAATCTTGCCCAACTCACGACCTAAATTCATGTACTTGTTCCGCCAACGGCTGTCAACCTCGTATGTTTCTTGTTCCATGTTTAATGCCTACCCTCCCACCACTGCTATTAACTAATTAATTATTTTTCTCAAAAATGCTTTGATTTCGTCTCTTGTAACTTCGTTACGTCCTGTGCGTTCGAAGTCGGAGCCGTCAAGTTTAGTTACATTGTATTCGGCTTCCACATTAAGCACTTCGCAGCCAAACGTTTCAGCAAGCTTGTCAAGATCGTTTTTTTGTTTTTCGTATGGTTCGAGAGGCAAGTATAGTGCATCTCTCAAACGGTCAGTAAATGTTGCTGTAAATACTAGACTTCCTTTGTCTTTGTAACTTTCAAGAAATCCATCTTTCTCAGCGCTGTAAAATACGACTTGTTTGTTATTTTCTTTCATGATTACTCCTCTTGTTCTAATGTTTTAACTAAATTTACGTAAGCTTCGTAATGCTTGCCGCTATCTTTGCTGTCTTGATATGCTTTTTTGATAAGTTCTTCGCCTGTTCCATAGAAACAGCCAACTTTCCACATCTTATTTGATCGTGTGTAAGTGAAGTACCGGCCACTAGACCAGTTGTTTTTGAAAACGATGTAGTCATTTAATTTTGAGACCTCAGCGTCACCAGAGACCTCAGCGTTACCATAGACCTCAGCGTCACCATAGACCCTTGCGTCACCATAGACCCTTGCGTCACCAGAGACCCTTGCGTTACCAGAGACCCATGCGTTACCAGAGACCCATGCGTTACCAGAATGGGATAGGTTTTCTTCTTTTTCAACATATCCGCCTAACTCGCCTTTTTTGACATTGTCGAACGAAATCAAGGCTTTGATTCTGAATAGCTCGATTCCGAACATTGTGATTTTAGACGATAAATCTAATTCAAATTTCTTAATCATTTTCATCCTCGCTGTATTTCTTGAATCCGAGAGTCAATGCGGTGATGCCTGTTGCAATCACCACCAAGCCTAGAGTTGACATGATGCCTTCTTTTTCGCCAGTGTTTGGCAAAGTAGCGCTGTAAGTAGGTGTATTTACAGCCTCTTTTGGATCAGAATCAAAGTTATAAGATACTGTGGTAATTTCCTTTTTGGCTTTCGGAGCGTCTACGGGCTTGCTAGGCGCCTTTTTAGGTGTCGCTGGAATTTCAAGCTCTGGCAAGTCCAAGATAGGCGCATCGTTTGGAATTACCCCGCCTTCAAACGGTGGGAGTTCTCTTACTTCGGGAATTCCAGGAATGCCACCTTGGAATTCAGGTTTGTGGTGTACCGGTGCTTCATTTGGTACTGTTCCGCCATTCCATTCTGGCAACTCTCGCACCTCTGGAATACCAGGGATGCCGCCTTGGAATTCTGGGATATCTACTTTTGGAGCTTCACGAGGAATTTCAAAAGTTGGTTCCGGTTTGTTTTCACCAGACGCATCACCGCGTCCGCCAACAAGCTGCACTTTAGAGCTTGATTTAGCCCCAGCGTCTACAGCTACCAACTCAGCCTTGTTTGTTGGGTTGGTACTATCTTTAACCGCTTTCTTAAGTTTAGTTTGGTAATCGATGTACAAGATACGGTTAAACTGTTTGAATTTAGCGTCGAAGCCATCAGCTCTAACATTCCAGCTTTCAAGGTAATCCTTAGCTGAAAAGTCAATGCCAGTCCAAGCAAGTGGGTCTTCAACAAAGTAGATGTTTTGAGAGCCTTCTACAAACTCTTGATTATCAGACCAAGTGTCCTTCAATTTCGCATAATTCAAGACTTGACGGGCAGTGTTCAAACGCAAGGTCCAGTTAATGATTTGAGGGTCCTTTTTATTTTGACTGCCCCATTTAGACAGGAGTTCATTGCTTGGAAGTGGGCCTTCTTCTGCAATAGTGAAGGTTTTAACAGTGCCGTTGAAATTAACTGTCACTGGTTTACCCGGTTCGACAATATCCAACCACTTAGCGTCAAATTTCAAGCTCATTTTCTTGTTCAATGGGTTGTTTTGGAAGTAATTGTTAAAAGTGGTTGTGATTTTGCGAGCTTGTGCATCAGCGTTAGCCTTACCAACGATGTTCTCGTTGTTGTAAACATCGAAGTCAAAGCTGGTCTGCAAACCGATTTCTTTAGGTAGTTCAGTAACTACCTTGTCCCCCTCGTTGATAGCCATATCATTGGGGAAGTTGATATCTTTGTATTCAACCTTGAAAGGTGAGTATTTGCCGTTGCCGTTAGGGAAGTCTACTTGTACGTTAGGGTTTTCAACATTGATTGTGTCGCCCTCTTTAGTAACCGTAGTAGGTGCCGCTGGGGTTTCAGCTACTGGTTGAGCTACTTCTGTAGTTGTTACTGGTGCTTCTGTAGCAACAACTGGAGTTTCAGCAATCGGTTGAGATTCCACTGGAGCTGGCGCCAATGCTTTTGGTGTTTCTACTGGTGCCACTGTTTCGCTAGGTGCCACCGTCACGTTTCCGGCATTATCAGCCGTATAGACGTTAGACACGGCTAGCTGAGTGTCTGCCACTGGTTGCGTTGTTTCGTCTGCTGACACTGCACCAGCTCCAATCAATAGAGCGATAGCAAGCGCCAATGTTCCACAAAGCCCGTAGGCTTTAGATACAGTGAATCCTGGTTTTGCAATTGTTTGTGCTTTCATGGTATAATCTCCTTGATAATTAATTTTGTCTTGCATGGGCCCTAACCCATGCTTTTTTTAGTGCTCTCAACGTGCACCCAATGCCCCATCGTGTCGTCTTTTTCAATGTTTTATTAGACTTTTTGGGGAAGATTAGGAAAAAAGTAATTTAGTCAAGTTTTT